CAATACTAAAACTGGTCAAGCTTATATAGGATGTAAACAATACTTTAATTATAAGAAAGGAAAAAAGAAAGCTGAGTCTAATTGGAAATCTTATATGGGATCAAGCCAACACTTACTTGATGACATAAAGAAAGTAGGTAAAAAGAATTTTAAATTTGAAATGATAGCTGAGTTTAAAAACAAACGAAGCTTACGTTATTATGAGTGTTACTATCAGATGAAGTATAATGTTTTATGCAGCACTTTGGAGGGAACAGATGATCCTGCCTTCTATAATAATTATGTAGGTGGAAAGTTTTATAGACCAGTAGAAGAGTATCATGATCAATCCATTTGAATTAAGTACAGACGTATCAACAAATTCTTTATATGATTTAACAGATAAAGATGGAGAAAGATCTCTTTATATTGCAGTAATACTCCAAGCTTTATTGGATCTATCTAAACCTAAACTCAAGAGTGAGGATAGTTCTATTCAGCTTTATAGAGATCAAGCACACTCATGGATCTTTAAAGATGCTGGTGTAACTTGCCAAGACTTTGAAGAGATATGTCATTATGCTGATCTTGAACCTAGTGTAATAAGAAACTTTGCTTCTAATGTTATTAACTCAGAGGATACTACTAATGTCAGAAGAAAATTCCAAGCGTTGCTCTAAACCCTTAGACAAACAAGTCGGTGGTAGCCATTATAAAGATTGTGGTATACAGCCAGTAGAATATATACATGCAAATAAGCTTGACTACTTTGAAGGTAATGTGGTAAAATATATAACTCGACATAGAACAAAAGGACAAGGTAAAAAGGATATAGAAAAAGCTATACATTATGCACAGCTAATTCTACAACTAGAGTATAAATAAATATGTATGCTCCTTTAATTGATTCCTTATCTATAGGTAAAAGTAATATACATGGGTATGGAATATTTGCTATCAAAGATATTCCAAAGAATACCAAGTTAGGTTTGAGCCATATTAGAGTAGATGATCTTATGGTACGAACACCTCTTGGTGGATTTTATAATCATAGTAATAATCCTAACTGTGAAAAATATAGAGTAGGATTAGGGTGGTTTCTCAGAACAATAAAAGATATAATAAAAGGCGAAGAAATCACAGCAACATATACATTTTATAATATAGAGGAGAAAGGGAAATAATGTTTAAATCAAATCGTAACCCTCAGTTTAGATCTAAGTTCAGTGAAGATATATTTAATACTAAGTACGCTCATGAAGGTGCAGAAACCCTGCATGAGTTAGCTTGCACTCTAGTAGAGGATGTCTGCCAAGATAATTTAAATCGGGATGAGAAGGAAGAACTGATAGATCACATCTCTAATCTACGATTCCTTCCCGGTGGACGTTACCTCTACTATGCAGGGAGAGATAAGAAGTTCTTTAACAACTGCTACCTTCTTAAAGCAGAAGAAGATACAAGAGAAGATTGGGCTAACCTTTCTTGGAAGTCTGAGTCTTGTCTTATGACAGGTGGTGGTATTGGTGTAGACTATTCTGTATACAGGGCTGAAGGACAAACCCTGAAGGGAACTGGTGGTATAGCCAGTGGCCCTCTACCTAAGATGGAGATGATTAATTCCATTGGTCAGAAGGTTATGCAAGGTGGTAGCCGTAGGTCTGCTATCTATGCTTCTCTTAACTGGAAGCATGAAGATGTAACCAAGTTCTTAAAGATAAAGAACTGGTCTGATATGACAGTAGGTACAACAGGACAAACTCTATTTGATATTAAGCAAGATGATTTTAATTTCCCTGCTCCACTTGATATGACAAACATCAGTGTCAACTATGATACTGAGTGGTTACTTAACTATTGGGAAAAAGGAGAAATAGGAAATGTCTTTGAATCTAATTGTAAGCAAGCTCTTAAAACTGGAGAGCCGGGGTTCTCTTTTAACTTCTTTGAGAAAGAAAATGAAACACTTCGTAATGCTTGTACGGAGGTTACGAGTGAGAGCGATAGTGATGTGTGTAATTTGGGGAGCCTTAACTTTGCTCGTATTGATGACCTTAACCAGTTGCAGCAAGTCGTACAGCTTGCGACCAAGTTTCTACTCTGTGGAACCACAAGAGCAGAACTACCCTATGACAAAGTTTATACTGTTCGTCAGGAAAATAGACGTTTGGGATTGGGCCTCATGGGACTTCACGAGTGGCTCATACAACGTAATAACAGATATGAAGCTACCCCCGAATTACATAGGTGGTTTAAAGTATACGAAGCTGAAAGTGATAAAACCTCAAGAGACTTTTCAAAAATCTTATCAGTCTCTCAGCCCGTTGCCGTCAGAGCAGTTGCACCTACAGGGACAATAGGTATACTGGCTGGTACATCTACTGGTGTTGAACCTATCTTCTCTGTAGCCTATAAGCGTAGGTATCTGAAGAACAAGAGATGGCATTACCAATATGTAGTTGACAGTGCTGCCCAAGAAATGATTGATCTCTATGGTGTTAAGCCTGACAAGATTGAGTCAGCCCTTGATCTCTCCACAGACTATGAACGTAGACTGAGCTTCCAAGCTAACGTCCAAGAGTATGTGGACATGGCTATCTCCTCTACAATTAACCTGCCAGCATGGGGAACAGAGGACAACAATGAAGATAAGGTAGAAGGATTTTCTCAGACCTTGGCTAAGTATGCTCATAGGTTACGTGGCTTTACCTGCTACCCTGATGGGTGTCGTGGTGGTCAACCTTTAACATCTGTTCCATACTCTGAAGCTATCGAGAAGTTAGGTGAAGAGTTTGAAGACAACATTCAAGCCCATGATATCTGTGAGATCAGTAACTCAGGTGGGGTATGTGGAGTTTAACATGGCAAAGATAAAAAACAACAGAGGTAAGATGTCTCATTGCAATACAAAGAAGGAAAGAGATCCTGAATTGGTTAGGCTGTGGAAAAAAAAGCTTGCAAAGAAACAAAAAGTGTAGTATAATATAGTATGGAATGCCAATGGTGGGTTCCATACTATCTTGCTTTTAAAGGAGAAAACTATGAATTATACATTACACACTAAGTCTAGTGATCCATTTTCGCTGAGTGATTTTAGGGATTGGGTCATAGGATATGACAAAGTATTTCAAAAGATGTTGACCTTACCTACAGCGTCAACTCATTCTAATTATCCCCCTCATAATTTAATCGAAGATGGCGAAGGTCAGTATACAATTAGTATGGCTGTTGCTGGTCTTGATAAAGATGACATCAAGATAACTTTAGCAGAACAGAACCTTACGATTGAGTATGATGGTAAGTCCTCTGGTGAACAAGATAAGACTATCTTACATCAGGGTATTGCTCATCGAAGTTTCAAAAAGATATTCCATCTTGCTGAAAACATTGAGGTGAAGGATGCTTCTATGGATAAAGGTTTAATCATTATTAAACTGGAACAGAACATCCCTGAAGAAAAGAAACCTAAAACAATCGAACTTAAATAAAGGAAATACTAATGGGTATTAGTAAAGAGAAGAAGGTGAATACAGTTTTCATAGGATACGATCCTAAAGAAAAGGTTGCAGCCCAAGTACTTAAATATTTAATTGAAGCTAACTCACCAAAGGATATTATAGTTAAGTTTCTACGTAAAGATATCTTGGAACATATGAATATGTTTAACCGTCCATTTGAAATGGTGAACAATCAGATGGTAGACAAGATAGATGGCAAACCGTTTTCAACTGAATTTACTTTTACTCGATTCCTAGTACCTGCCTTGATGCAGTATGAAGGGTGGGCTTTGTTTATGGATTGCGACATGTATCCCAGAACAGATATCAATGAGATATTTGAGGAATATAACGATGAGTTCTATCCTTTATACTGTGTTAAACATGAGTATGAACCAACAGATAAATTTAAAATGGATGGTAGAGAGCAGACAAGATACAACAGAAAGAACTGGTCTAGTCTAATGCTATGGAACTGTGGACATGAGTTGAATAAAGAACTCACTCCATTTGTTGTTAATAATAAAACAGGTAACTATCTCCATACCTTTGGGTGGTTGCCTAATAAGAACAGTGCCATAGGTGGGATGACAGAAGATTGGAACTGGCTGGATGGTCACTCCTCTTCTGACATAGATCCTAAGATGGTACACTTTACTACAGGTGGGCCTTGGTTTCCTGATTGGAAATGCCAACGTGAGGTAGATGGCCTAATGGCAGCAGAGTGGAACGGTGATTATTCATATCTAGTATTACATGGGAAAGTCGATGAATTACAAAATAGCAACAGCATTTAACGAGACATTATTACAACACAGTACATTTCATTTATTAAATGAATTTAAAGAAAACTGGGAACCTAAGATAGAGTTTCATTGTTACTACTACGATGTAGACTTAGCTAACTATTCCCTTCCTAAAGCAAAGAACATCTTCTATCATAACTTGTTAGAGATGGAAGAGTTTAAAGACTTCAGGAAAAACTTCCCTCAACATAACGGCACTGAGGGTGGTGCTATTCAGTATAATAATATGCTGGATGCACAGAAGTATATGCCTAAAGTTATGGCATTAACTGAGTGTGCCTTTGAGAATACAGATAGCTGGTTGATCTGGCTTGATCCTCTGGCAATGAACACCAAAGATATTTCTCTTAAAACTCTAAAGAGTTTCTTCCCTGAACACTCAGAGAAAGTAGATCTTATTACTCTTAAAGATGAGCATCACTTTATGTGCTTTAATTTAAGCAGAGCTACGCCTGTTGAATTGCTTGGTGATCTACGTGGTGCTTACATATCTGGTGAGTTTCTCAACTATAGAGAGTGGCATGATATCTTTATCTTAAACAGATTAAGAACTATCTACATGGCTCATGGTATGGTAGAGCATCAGCTTAATGAAGATACCTCAAACATCTCCAGTGTTATTGTCAACATGGCAGAAAAAAAGAACTTTGCTTTACGTAACAAGAAAGGTGAACGTATCTTTAAACTGTCTGACAGTAAGACATCAGGGGATATTCTACCTAATAGATACAGGCAACTAGCTGATGTCATACGCCTATATAAACCTAAGACAATACTAGAGACAGGTACATGGAATGGTGGCAGAGCTATTGAGATGGCACTTGCTGCTTT